GGCCCAGTGAGGCAAAACAATATCTCAAGCCCGAAAGTTATAAGAAGGCTGAGCAACAGATAAATTCTAGTGCTCCAAACTTAGGCTCTGACCAACTAATTTATGATGGAAAATATAATCAAATTCTTTGGAGCATTAAAAAATTAGGCATTCCTGACAAGGTAGCATTTTTAGATGATACACAAGATGTGGCGGAAGGCCGGGATCCAGATAAAAAATACACAATTAAAAAATCTTACACCATGTCTACGGCTGGTGTTGAAAAATCTGTATGGTACATCATGGACGGTGACTTTGTAGTTGACGCCACTGACCTAAGGCGCGATGCCAAGTACTACGCTGACAAGTGGAATGCTGCCGAAAAAGACAGCAAAAACATATCCCAGAACCCTCCATTAGAAGAAAATCTAAATGTTGATGTACCAAACGAAAAATGGCTCAACGATGCCATTGCGTATGCCAAAAAGAACAGTCCTGATCGTAATGGTCTACCCTACATGGGCAACACCACTGCCAGTGCTAGACAAGTTGAAGTCCCGGTCAGCATACTAAAACGTATACCAGGCATGCGCCACGAGCAATCAAATGTGCGACATCATGACCTTGCTGCTATTAAAAAAATCATGCACACCACAGGTAAACTGCCACTGCACGCTCATTCTCAACAAGAATACAAACCCTTTATCAACGTGGCATACGATGGCAGTGCTTGGGTTAACGAAGGCAATCACCGTATCATGGCAGCTGCCGAACTCAGTTGGCCCTCGTTGCCAGTGAACATCAGTTACTTTGATGGCGGAGAACGTGTGGAAAGTGGTGCCATGTATCCAGGCAAGATTGGACTAGCATGAGAGCAAGTGAATTTATCACCGAAGACGTTGCCCCAGGGTTCCACGTGTATCAAGCACGAGTGAAAGTCAGCAACCCAATGTATGCAACCAGCATGGATGTGGCTGTGTTTGCCAAGTCTCCGCAAATGGCTCGAGTGCTACTACAGGCACAGTATGGCAAGGATTCTGTGGTCAACAACGTGGTCAAGATTGCGTAATATTTTCTACTTAATCAACCATGATATATAACATGCATGATAGATATTTGCACTGTTGTTTTTCAGCCAGAACTTGGTGCCTTAAAGGTACAAGCCGAGAGTGTGACTCAATATGCCAGTACTCTGGGCATAAAAAATATCTATGTAATTGTAAATGACACTGACCATGTTGCATCTGAGATAGATTGCGCTTGGTGGGGCGTGTTGGCCGATCGTGTGACCATTGTGTCTAAACGTGCATTTGGAGTGCATTGGGCAAAAGATGGATGGTTAACTCAACAGGTACTCAAGATATTGACTGCTAGTATGAGTTATAATACATATACCATGGTACTAGATGCTAAAACATTCTTGGTTAAAAACTTTGATTTAGACCATATAACACATCAAGGACGACCAGCAGTTGGCACGTTTCCAATACAGCCTGTGTTTGGTCGCAGCGCAAAAATAGCAGGTGATTTGTGGGATCGACTGGTATTGCGTCAACTGGGACCGGCTGGAGTACCATTTTTTTTCCACAACGCTACAATCAGGCAAATGATTGCTAACATTGAGAATTCCACACAGCAGTCATTCCCACTGTGGTTTCAGCAGCAGGGCATGCTGACAGAATTTATTTTATATTCGGCCTGGGTGGAACACTGTAACTTGTTAGATGATTTGTATTCCGCTGGTAATATCCATGTTTGTAATATAAATCATTCAGACACAGACAGAATTGATCCATTGTTAAATCATATGATTTCACAAGACTTACACACTGTGAGCATACACCGCAACGCCTGGGTAAGTATGACTGTAGATCAATGTCAACGTTATCGGCAATTTTTAATTAGCAGGGGATTATCAACTGCTGTTAATCTATGAGAGCATTATGCTTGGTAGCACATCCTGATGACTGCGTGATTTTTGGGTTGAGTTATATTCATAATCATCCTGAAATGGACTGGACCATTGGTTACTTGACCTATACCGAGAAGGATGCACGTGGCATGGAAATACAATCTTTTTGGCAACGTCGTGGTATTGAATGTGTATTTCTGGGGTTTGAGGATCACTGGCATGATAATGAAACAAAAACGTTCACTTGCTGGATTGAAGAATCTGCTGACCAAGCATGCTGGCGGTTGGCTTGTGACTATGATCTAGTGCTCACCCACGACGCCAACGGTGACTATGGACATATACATCATAAACTGGTACACGATGCTGTGCAGTGGCATCCTAAGTTGGTTACGTTTTGTCCGCATGGTCAAGGCACAGTGACATTTACAGTACCTCCAGATACATATGATATTAACGAACTGCCATTGCATGGGCATGTGATCAGGGGATTTCATTTGTTTGGTCATCAGAATAGTTATAAGGAATTGATATGAAATTGATGGTAGCCGGTTGCAGTTTCAGTGCTGTAAGCAAAACATTGCCAGGCACTGCCTGGAGTGAAGTGTTGGCCAAAAAGCTAGGCGGCTGGGAGTTGATTAACCTAGCACGCCACGGTTGTTCAAATGGCGGCATTCGCGTTCAAATGGACGAGATACGTCGACAACGGCCAGACTTTGCTGTGATTGGACCTACTTTCTGGGATAGGATGGAAATACCTGCCAACTCTGTACCATATGATTGGACTCAAGCACCTAGTTCAGGAGAGAATCCTCCACTGGAACAACACTTGCAAAATAGAAAACTAGGCAATGGCTACCGCAGAGAAGATGGCATACGCAATGTAAACTACGGCCGAGAACAGTCAAACATGATTTGTGAAACTATCTTTACCCTAGCAGAAAACTTTGAACATCCATACAGAATGGGTCGCATTACCAAACAAGCGCAGACTGGTGTGCGGTACTGGATTGATAGTATCTACGACAACGCATGGAAAAAACAATGTGATGAATGGATCATGCGAGACGGCGTCACAATGATGTATTTAGATGGTATCAAGTTCATGGTATTGCCAAACTTGTTATGGCCATTTGATCCTGACAATTCTACACAATGGCGTGCGGCATTTCCTAGTTTAATTCCTGACCACTGCATCAATTTAGATCCCATAAAGTCACCACAGGCTATATGTGGCAACAATCCATTTCGTGGTGAAGATCCAGGCTATCACTCAAGTCCAAGGGGACAAACAATCATTGCAGAAAATTTTTATCAGCACATTTGTCAATATTTCTTAACACCATGATCAACAATTTAGTAGTCAACGGTTGCAGTTACATGGAGGTATATGCTGGTGGTTCGGGACATGTTGATCTTGCAACTAGATTGAACATTGCTCACAGTCACAGCCTGGCTTTAGGCGGCAGTGCTAATTCTCGCATTATTAGAACTACCTTGAAACATAGCTATACTGTTGAACAACCAACGCTGTATATATTGGGTATGACATTTGTCAGCAGGCGTGAGATACCTATATTAAATCCTGTACATGGACAGAGTTTTGAAGGCATGTGGACCAATCCACAAAATCAAGACTTTGAATCTCAATGGCAAGCCCAATGGTCCAGGTCCGACACAGACCTTTATGTCAAACTCAAACTCAAATGGGAGTGGATGAGTGTGGCAGATAGAATGGAAGATCTAATGTATAGAATTGTCAGCATGGGGCAAGATCTTATGAGTCGTGGACACCGTGTATTGGTGTTTCAACAGGCCGACGACTTGCATTTAGAAATTTTTGATCATCCAAGATTTGATCTGTTTCGAAAACAACCCTGGATCATTGATTACACCTGGCGATCAATAGTATGGCAACACAAACAAGGGGTGCCTAGCACGGGCGAAAAGGCACCTGAGCCAATTAGACATCGACATCCACAGCATTATCATCAACTGAATAAATTTTTAACAGATTACATTCGGACACATGATATTTTATAAGGCATAGCGTCAACTGCATTTCAATTTGTAGATTTCACTGTGATAAGGCCATGCATTTATACACGATTACATGTAGTTATGCATTGATATGTTCGGCCTTGACTAATACTGTCTTTGGTCCAGGACTGTTCTACGGATTCAAACCATTCTAGGCAGTGTTCCAGTGTGTGTTCCAATGCATTGTTTTGTTGTACCATGGGTGCCAGTTCCCGATTGCCCGGATGATTCATTGTTTTGGGATAAAAACCTAGATAACAGCAAGGATACACAGATCCATCAGCTGCTATGTATATTTCTCTATTGAGTTTGTGTATGCATCGTAAATTCAATATTGTGGAATCTTTTGCACTGCGGAATGTGTGTGAATCGTACCAAGTAATATGACTTTCTAACAACGCTGCAATAGGTGGCGCATCTCCAGGTTGTGCAGGCCCAATAATGTGACTGAATTTGCCATCCCTAGTGTATACTGGTCCTGAATCTCTGCCATCATAAATGTTTTCAAAATTAACAAATCCCATTTCTTTAGCAAGTGTTCGACATTCTGCTTCTTGATGACGATTGTGATCAAACGGAACAAACCGCCAGATAGCACGACCGCCAGCCGCAATATATGCCCGTGCATTTTCTATTATGCAATTCCAATCAGTGTCTTGTCTATACCGTGCATGAGTGTCTGCTAATCCATCAAGTGCAAACCCAATTGTGACATTAGGCGATGCAAGTTTCTGCCACCAACTCTTGGTACGGAGACTGCCGTTGGTGTTGATGTTCACTGCAATATTGTTTGACACAAGATACTCAACTATTTCTAGTGCGTCCCTTGCTGATGCAAAATCTCCAAGGTTTCCATTAAAATTCACGCGATTGATAGTTTTGAGAATTTCTAGAGTCAATATATGTTGAATATTCTCAAGAGTTAGTTCAGTGTCAGGATAACCTGAGTTGTAATCCATACCCCTGTAGTTGCGCATACACATAGGGCAACGTGCATTGCACCGTGTGGTTAATTCCACATGCACTTGGCGTATTTCTAACAACTTGAGCATGCAAATATTTATAGTAGTTTATTTTGATAAATATTAAATGCAAACTGAATTCGTTATGGCTGTGTGTGATGTATATGTTGAGTGGAACCAGGGCGATCCTCCACGTTATAGATGCTATGTCAATGACGAATTGTTCACAGAACGCTCATGGATCTGGCGCGAACAATATCTTGAAGAACATATTCCAATTCAGGCTGAACCAGGGCACTATACCATAAGATATGAATTGGTTGACCCCGAACATGCTAGAATCAAAGTTCATAATTTACGTGTGGAAACTGGCCCAGCTATTATTGATCGCGAGGGTCGTGTGCAGATATATACCCCTGAAAAAACCGCATGAGAGCTCAAGAATTCATTGCAGAAACCACCACTTCAGGTTCAATAGCCACTGTAGGCATGCCCATGGGCCTGGTGTCAAGAAATGGCGGATCAATGCTAACAGGTAAATATGTAACGAATTCGGACCCCACCCCAAACACACCAAAAGAATACAAAAGGAATAAAAGTGCTCGCAGACAGTTTGAAAATTCTCCTAGCAACTGAATATACATTCAGTCTCAAAGCTCAGCTGTTCCACTGGAATGTTGAAGGGCCAGACTTTGCACAGTTGCACGAGTTCTTTGGTAATTTATACGAAGAAGTCTACAATAACAGTATAGACAAAACTGCTGAATACATACGTGCGTTAGACGACTATGCGCCTGGCAGCTATGAGCGTTTTGCCGAATTGAGTACTATTTCTGGACAAACAAAAATCCCTCGAGCAAGACTCATGATTGAAGAACTGTTGGCCAACAATGGTCAACTGCTGGATCTTCTCAACGAAACTTTCGCCGTGGCTGAACAAGAAAATCAGCAAGGCATTGCAAATTTTATAGCAGAACGCATTGATGCACAACAAAAGCACGGCTGGATGCTACGCAGTTTCTTGAAAGACCAACGAGCATGAGTGATGATATTAGATCAATACTAGATCGACTGGCCATGGTCGAGGGTAATTTACCCACAAACGTTGCCAGACCAGTCCAGGATCCACAACAAAAATCAATGTCGCAAAAGCCGGCCTTGTTTAAACCTGTTAAAACTTCGCTTGGCGAAACCATGCAAGGTATTGAAGAAGACATGCTTGGTAAAGTTAAACGTACCTTTGTGGATTATCTTGAGCGGCTGGAAGACAATAATAAAATTGATCCCCACTTGGTTCGACGAGCCAAGCATGAACTGGATATTGCCAACGATCCAGAAAACGAATCCGACCTAGAAGAAGATCCTACTCAACAGGATTTTGATATTGTGCCGGCACAGGCACCTGCTGTGGATCCAACCCTGGCAGAAGCCCCGGTAAAGACTTACCCAATGGAAGATGGCAGCATGTTAGAGTGTTATGGTGACAATGATCGAGGTTTTGAAATACGTCACAATGGACGCAAGTTACCCACACGCTTTCCACATATTGATCACGCTGATATGGCCGTGAAATTGTTTCAAAAGCGTAGACAACGGGCGCAAGCACCGGATCAAGATTATATGGAAGAGCATTAAAATGATAGTAGATCAATTGTACCAACTGCCTCAACAGCATCTCTTAGAGTTGGGAGGTATATACACTGGTGCCACGGCACTGATTGATCCAGACACTAACAAGCCTTACGAAAAAACAAAAATGGCCAAAAAGGCAAGTGATAGCCGAGCTGCACGTGCCGCAACTGCTATTAGTTTGCCTCAAACAACTGCTCAAGTGCCAGCGGCACCAATAGCGCCCACAGCAATGCCAACACCTGCTGTCCCAGTAACAGCAACTGCTGCAGACATTAGAGCATCTAAATTGGCAACTGCAGGTGCTGCCGCACAGTCGCAAATGGCTGTAGGAACCACTGTAGCAAAAACTCCCGCAGCATCTGGTGGTGGTGCAACAGCGTCTAATATTGCACCGGCAACATTTGATGATCCGGCAGCACAAGCTGTTAAATATGCCAAACAATTATCTATTTCTGACTTGGAGAAAACAATTGGCACAGGAACAGGTACCGCACAGCAGCGACAAATATATAGTGATGTACTGGCAAAGAAAAAAGCAAATGTTTCTGCAAAGTTTACTGGCCCTGCTGCATACGCAAAGACAACAACTCCTTTTGCTGCAAAGATTCCTGGCGCCTCCGGATACGATAAGATCACTTTACCTACTAACTTATCTTTAGGAGCAGCACAACGTACATCAAATAATGTTACTACGACCCCTGCAGCAGGTGATCAGATGGAATTAAATTTTAGCCCCGATAATTCATCATCTCGCAAACTACCAGATCCTCTTGCAGATCCTACGGCGCCCTGGAACAAGAACAATCTAACACCAGTTACCGAAACAATCAAGCAAGTGAAGAAAATGTTAGAAACTGTGCAAACTCGTGATGATGTAAACTTTATCAAGAAGTATATCAACCATGAGTTTGACCGCCTGGGCATGGTCAATCAATTGGCCACAGTACAACGTAATCATCTGATTGAACGGGTCACACAAGTTGGCGCCCAGCGCCGCAGAGATCATGCCAAACAATTGGCAAATTAAGAACACACTACCTTAGGACCTTTGCGTTTTTAAGTGTGGGGTTTACCCTTGAGCCCTTAGCAAACTGATTCGCTACCAGAATGCTATGAATCAAGGGGCTTATTTGTTGCGGAACGGTAATAGTCTAGCCAAAGGCATTGACGAATTTGTTAGTTCCTGTATAATACAATGTATTAACCTCAGGAGCATTTATGACTACAAAAACATTCAACGGCGATCAGAAAATTAAACTCACCCAAATTATCAACGAAGGTATGGGTGTCACACAAGAAATTGAAACACTACAGGGCGGGCTTAATGACACCATCAAAGCCATTGCAGAAGAACTAGAAATCAAACCATCTATCTTGAAGAAGGCTATCAAATTGGCACACAAAGCTGAATTTGGTAAAACCAAACAAGACCACGAGATTCTAGAAACAATTTTGGAAACCGTTGGCAAAACTCTATAAATACTGTTTTACACAGCGAGTCGCTCACGTTACGAGCATGAATCACGGCTTGCCGGCCATAAACGGAGATAGATGAGTTATATTGACGCAATTTTTGATCGCGAAAAAGATCGTATCCACGTGGTTGAACGCCGTGATGGCAAACGGGTGTACCGCGAGTACCCTGCCAACTACATATTCTATTACGACGATCCCAAAGGTAAGTTTCAATCAATCTACGGCACACCCGTGAATAGATTTTCAACACGTAATAACAAAGAATTTAGACGTGAGGTGCAAGGACAGTCTGGCAAACAACTGTACGAGAGTGATATTAATCCTATCTTTAGATGTTTGGAAGAAAACTACAAAAATCAAGACGCACCAGAACTACACACAGCATTTTTTGACATTGAGGTCGCATTTGATCTTGAACGTGGGTTCTCGCCGGTAGACGATCCGTTCAATCCAATCACAGCTATATCAGTATACCTAGATTGGATGGATCAGCTGGTGACACTGGCTGTGCCGCCACGTGGATTGAGCTGGGAGACTGCACAAGAGCTGGTTGCAGAATTTGACAATACTCTGTTGTTTGAGCGTGAGGAGGATATGATCAAAACATTCCTTGATCTCATTGACGATGCCGATGTACTAAGCGGCTGGAACAGCGAAGGATATGACATTCCATACACTGTCAACAGAACCATACGTGTGCTGAGTAAAGATGATACACGCAAGTTTTGCCTGTGGGGTAAACTGCCCAAGCAACGTACATTTGAACGATTTGGTGCTGAGGCTCAAACATACGACTTGGTTGGTCGAGTGCATATGGACTATATGCAACTGTATCGCAAGTACACATACGAAGAACGTCACAGCTATAGTCTTGATGCCATTGGTGAACACGAACTCAACGAGCGCAAGACTCAGTTCGAAGGCACATTGGATCAACTGTACAATCAACACTTTAAACGGTTTATCGAATACAACCGTCAGGATACCTTGCTGCTACACAAGCTAGATCGCAAACTACAGTTTTTGAGTCTAGCCAGCGACTTGGCCCACGCTAATACTGTGTTGTTGCAAACAACCATGGGCGCAGTAGCGGTGACAGAACAGGCCATTATCAACGAGGCACACGAGCGTGGTATGGTTGTGCCCAATCGCAAGCAACGGCTGACAGACGACGACACTCAGGCGGCCGGTGCATATGTGGCATATCCTAAAAAAGGATTGCACGACTGGATCGGGTCAGTCGATATTAACTCACTGTATCCATCTACAATTCGTGCCATGAACATGGGTCCTGAAACTGTGGTGGGACAACTGCGTCCGGTCATGACTGATCGCTATATTAAAGAAAAAATTGCCAAAGGAGCCAGCTTTGCAGCCGCATGGGAAGGCTTGTTTGGCAGTTTAGAATACACTGCGGTCATGGAACAACAGCGTGGTACAGAGATAACCATTGACTGGCAAGACGGTAGCAATAGTGTACACTCAGCAGCAGAGATTTGGAAAATTATATTTGATTCAAATCAACCCTGGATTATCAGTGCCAATGGAACTATCCTTACATATGAAAAGAAGGGCATTATCCCAGGCCTGCTGGAACGTTGGTATTCAGAACGTCAAGACTTACAAGCCAAGAAAAAAGCAGCCAAAGATAAAAAGGAAGAAGCGTTTTGGGACAAACGTCAGTTAGTCAAGAAGATCAACTTGAACAGTTTGTACGGTGCTATTTTAAATTCTGGATGTAGATTCTTTGATCATAGGATTGGTCAAAGCACCACACTAACAGGCCGTGCTATTGCTCGGCATATGGATGCACACATCAATGAATGCATCACGGGCAAATACGACCACACTGGTGATGCAATCATTTATGGCGATACTGACTCTTGTTATTTTTCTGCATGGCCGGCGGTAAAGGCAGAAGTGGAACAAGGTAGAATGACCTGGTCAAAAGAAACAGCCATTGCATTGTATGATTCTATTGCGGAACAAGCCAACTTGAGCTTTCCGGGATTCATGGAACAAGCATTTCATTGTCCACGAGAAATGGGTGGTTTGATTGCCGCTGGTCGTGAATTGGTAGCAGATCGCGGATTGTTTATCACAAAGAAACGCTATGCTGTAAACATCATTGACTTGGAAGGCAAACGGCTGGATGTACAAGGCAAGAAGGGCAAGACCAAGGCCATGGGCCTGGATCTAAAGCGTAGTGATACCCCAAAAGTTATTCAAGATTTCTTGTTAGAAATTCTAAATAGTACATTGCACGGGGCAGATCGAGAAAACATTATAGAACGTATTCGTAAATTTAAATATGAGTTTAAGGATCGCCCGGGTTGGGAAAAAGGCAGTCCCAAGCGTGTGAACAACTTGACCAAGTATCGCAAAGAAGAAGAACGGCTTGGCAAAGCCAACATGCCCGGGCATGTGCGAGCCGCTATTAACTGGAATAACTTGCGTAAAATGAATTCAGACAATTATTCAATGGCAGTTGTTGATGGTATGAAAACCATTGTGTGTAGGTTGAAGCCAAATCCATTGGGATGGACCAGTATTGGATATCCCACTGACGAGATGCACTTGCCACAGTGGTTTAAAGAGTTGCCATTTGACGATGGCACAATGGAGGCAACAGTTGTGGATCAAAAGATTGACAACTTGTTGGGCGTGTTAGAATGGGATTTGGCCGCCGCCACCAACACAGAAAACACATTTACCAGTTTGTTTACATTTGCATGAAACTCAGCAATATTGTCCGTTATCGTAATCACCTTGATACTATCAATCTGGACGCCACACGGCATCGAGCCATGCATGAATTAGATGCCATGCAATCCACAGTTGTCAACAGCGATTTACAAGTGGGAAACTACACAGAACAAATTCAAGAAAAGTTTGCGGCAGCAAATGCAGCTGTCAACAACCTAGGACAGGTGTTGCAAAATCTACGTGATGAACTGGATGCAATGATCCAACAGCAGGAACCCGAGTATATGGCCGAGAGCACACGATTGTATGAACAAGATATGGTGTGGGAAACTAGCGAATATATTCTAAATCGGCGAATGGGCATGGACGACCATAGCAAAGACCGATTACTTGCACGAATACGCGGTCTTACAGATTGGCGTGTGCCCGGTATGATTATTAGACCCGGCAACGAAGACTTCATCCAGGAAATGGTACCACTTGATCCATTGTATATTGTTGATCATGACATGGATCTTATTACTCCAAGCACCGGTAGATTTAATGAAGTGTATCAACGTAGATTGCGTCCCTATGTAGTTACAGAAACAAACGCAGAGATATTGGGTGCATTGCCCAACAACCAATTTGGATTTGTGTTTGCTTACAATTTCTTCAATTACAAACCATTTGAAGTATTACAACGATATCTCAGCGAAATATACAATAAATTGCGCCCCGGCGGTGTGTTTATTATGACATTTAACGATTGTGACCGAGGACATGGTGTGGCATTGTTTGAATCTAAATTCATGTGCTACACTCCAGGATCACATGTTGCAAATTTTGCAGAACAAGTGGGGTTTGATATTGCGTATAATCATACCGGTCTTGGAAATCTAAGTTGGATTGAATTGACTCGGCCGGGAAAAATCATCAGCTTGAGAGGTGGACAACCACTGGCTGCAATTGTTTCAAAATAGCTTGCTAAATCTAAATAAACACTGTATACTTAACACATAGGAGAAATATATGAGAGACTGTTTGAATGACCTGGTGCAACACACCGTGGATCTAGGTTGCATTGACCTGATCAAGATTGTAGGAACTGATACATCCACACAAATCGAAGGCCTAGCCGAGGATTTGAGTGTGGTAGTAAAGGGTGCATACAAAAACCCATTGGCCGATTTTATTGGTACATTTGGTATGCCTAATTTGAGTAAACTTAAAATCTTGCTGAACTTATCGGAATACAAAGAAGACGCCAAGTTAACCATTACCAAGCGTGCTACCGGTGAACCTGATGGCATTAACTTTGCAAATAAAATTGGTGACTTCCGGAACAATTACCGATTTATGGCAAGTGGCATTGTGAGTGAAAAACTCAAAACCAACACGTTCAACACACCCAAGTGGCATATTGAGTTTGAACCCACTGTTGCTAGTATCATGCGATTGAAGATGCAGATGAGTGCAAATGCAGAACAAGCAAATTTTCAAGTTAAAACCGATGGCACTGACTTGGTATTTTCTTTTGGTGATCATTCTACGCATGCCGGTAGTTTTGTATTCCAAACTGGGATCACGGGACAATTAAAACGTGCATGGAGTTATCCTGCCTCGGCAGTTTCTAGTATCTTGGCTCTGGTTGGAGACAAGACTGTGCGTATCAGTGATGATGGTGCAGCACAGATCACTGTTGACTCGGGTATTGCTGTGTATAACTACATCCTTCCCGCACAAACCAAGTGATCACACAAGACAATCTAACTGCCAAACAAAGCGACTACGCTTTGTTTCTTCCGGCCATCTCCGGCTTCTATGCTACCTTTGTAGGCAAGCAACGTGATCCTGTGAATGGACCGTATGTAGATCCTGCTAGATTTCCGCAAGGCCTTACTGATATGGAACAGTTGAATTGGCTCAACAGTCAAAAAGCATTGTTTCCATACAAGTGGTCATTGTACTCCGGCGGCCATGCCAACTTGGATTTGAACAAACAAGACTGGTCCGAGGACATGGTTCGCAATCGTGATCCTAATACTGTTATGTTGGGTGACTCGGGTGGGTTCCAAATTGCCAAAGGACTGTGGGAAGGCGACTGGAAAGCCAACTCGGGTTGTGTCAAAGCACAGAAAAAACGCGAGTCTGTACTAACTTGGTTGGATACTATTAGTAACTACGGCATGGGGTTAGATATTCCTACATGGGTTATTCATGATAAGAAAGCCAGCAACGCCTGCCAAATTAAAACATTAGAGGAAGCAGTTGCAGCCACCAAGTACAACAACGAGTATTTTATGGCCAACCGCAAGGGCAAGGATAACGGCGGCGCAAAATTCTTAAATGTGTTGCAAGGTGACAATCATACCTCGGCAGAAGAATGGTACCAAACCATGAAGGTGTATTGTGATCCTGCGGTGTACCCAGATCGTCACTTTGATGGATGGGGCATGGGTGGACAAAATATGTGTGATGTACAGTTAATTCTTGCACGGTTGATTGCACTCAGGCATGACAATTTATTACAGGAGGGAGTGCATGATTGGATGCATTTCTTGGGTACTTCGAAATTAGAGTGGGCAGTTTTATTAACCGTTATACAGAGAGCCGTCCGAAAATATGTCAATCCGCAATTCACCATCAGCTTTGACTGTGCCAGTCCGTTCCTTGCCACAGCCAACGGCCAAGTGTACTTTGAAAACGTTTTTGAACACAACCGCAAATGGTCGTATCGCATGGCTCCTTCAGCCGATGACAAAAAATATTCAACTGACACAAGAAAATGGTCAGATGGAGTGGTTGCCGACGGAGTGTACCCTAGATGGGAAGATAGCCCGTTAAGCGATTTGTTTCAAATGAAGGATATTTGCATCTACAAACCCGGCGACTTGAACAAGATTGGCAAAGAAGGCAATACGTCATGGGATAGTTTTAGCTATGCATTGTTGATGGGGCATAATGTGTGGATGCATTTGACTGCGGTACAAGAGGCCAACCGAAGATTTGATGCTGGTGAACGACCTGCCATGATGCAACGACAAGGCGGTGACTACGCCAAGTTTGAAGACATTGTTGAGGCTATCTTTGCCGCACCAGATCGAGAAACCAGCGAAGCTATCATCAAACTGTATAGCGAATACTGGATGGAGATTGTGGGTACTCGCGGATTTAAAGGCAAAAAAGCCATGAACGGTAGAACCCAGTTCAAAGCATTGTTTAGTTTTGACAAAACCCAGGTTGATCAACAACCCGATGATAGTGTACAATTAGATATAACAGCATTAGATCGACTGGAACAGGCACACATATGATCAGAGACGGACACGACGATATTCAGTTCTTCACAGGTATAGAAGTAGAACACTCTCCGGCATTTGGCAAACGTACTCTGTTTGTAGTAGGCGTTCACCCCACTGATGAGATTGCAGCCAATTTACACGGGTGTGAACACATTTACTTTGGTGCCAATCAGAGCTTTCCTAACATCAACACCAATGATGGATTAAATTGGGCCAATTGGGAAAACATGATCAAACCATTTTTAGAGAACGGATATCTATGCACCCTTGACATTGATGTCAGTTGTGTGCAAGGATTGTTAGAAAGTTGTTTAGCAGACAATCATAATTTTATTCCAATGATATCTGTAAAACTTCCTTACATAAATCAACTGGGATACAATGCCACACTCAAGATTGACGATCGAGACTTTGAAGCAACCAATCCTGGAGTATGGTGTCATAGCATACACAAACTGCAAGATCGGTCAGTGTTTACTGATTGGTCTAAATATACAAAGGATCAGACCATATGAATCAAGAACAACGACAACAAATTGAAAGAATTGTGGCACATGCTCAACGTAAAATTTGGATCACGTTCCGTAAGGAAGGTATCCATTGCTATCCGGCTGCTGCAAGTGACCCTACACTAGCAACCGGGGATGAATATGATGTTAGCTTTTTAAGTCATCCGCATCGGCATATATTCCACTTTCGTGTGTGGATAGATGTGGTACATAACGACCGTGATATCGAATTCATTCAGTTCAAACGATGGTTGGAGAATCTCTACAAGGATGGAATTCTACAACTTGACTATAAAAGTTGCGAGATGATGTGTGATGACCTATATACACATATCGCCGACAAACATCCAGGTCGTGCGGTCTGGATTGAGGTATCCGAAGATGGTGAAAACGGAGCCTTTATCAAGTATGAAACTCACCGACCCAATTTAACAGTTAGTATTTAAAGGAAATAAAAATGGCAAAATCTACATTTGAACCCAATCCACGTGTGGCAGAGATCTTTGAGGATCTTGACAAGTATTTGGGATTCTGCCAAGATTATGGATATCGCTATAACGAAGCAGATCTTTACAATTTCAAGAGTTATGTGTATCAGCAATACAATAAATTTGATCAAGGCAAAAATGCCAAGAACATGTGGTGGGAAGATGCCCGCAGATTTGCAGGATATCGCCCTGCATGATACATGTGTTTTTTGTTCCAGGAATGTTTGGATCTACAATTGAATACATTACTAGATCCTACAGTGACGAATTGACTCCAGTTGTTGGCAGTATCCTTGCTGATGGGTCCATGCATTCTTTTAAAAAACTGGCACATTTTAAAGAGATCAAACACATTGATGATTTTTTTAACACAAATAATGCAATAGATGTAACCACCCCATGTTATCCATTTAGGCAACACAAGCTGCCGGAGATACTAGAACACTTTAGTCAAAACAACACCACTGACCATGCATGTATTTTGATGTATGCGGATAGTGTTAGATCTGCCGAATTAAATATGTTGTTTCAATACCATAAAATTTCTGTAGGATTAAACATGGGCCTGGATATTTTTTGTCACGGCAACGAAAACAATATTATCTCATGGGATCCAACATATAGCCACTGGTCACAAATGAAACATTGGCAGTTACGAGAATGGATCAGTTTGTTTTACAAGCCCTGGGTTCAGGAATGGATTGTATCCGTTCAGCAAGTCAGTCAACAATTTTTGACTATTAAAAATACAGATTTTTTGTTCAATAGTATTGCAACTGCTAACAAAATTTTTGATCATTGTAATTTAACTCAAAAACTTGAACTCAATGAGTTTCTAAATCAATGGCGTCTGGCACAACAATACGTTGTGGATGAGTTTGACTTGCTGGATCGTATTGTTGATTGTACCATTTCTAAACAACCACTAGAGTGGCAGTCTGTTAACATTATATCAGAAGCTATTGTTCAACAACGACTGAGAGCAAAAGGTTATGAGATTCGGTGTGATGGACTTGACATATTCCCAACTGATGCTATAATGTTTAATACACTATTAGAGAAAGTAACCAAATGAGAAAACTATACTACATGGGCTTGGAAAGTTATGAAGCTCGTTATACACTACAACTGACAGAATGGAATCGGCGTGTGTTTGACCGCAGAGGTCTTGACGTTGTTTATGTTCCCGGACTTACCCTAGACAACAGTCAAAAGATTGTGGTAGGGCAAGTGTTAGACGCACACGGACGCAGTTATTTTGGTATGAGTCAAATGATGAATCTGGTTCGTCTCATGCAACAGGGTGAAGTTACCAGTGAAGATGTCGTCTACTTTGAGGACATGTTTCAACCCGGTATTGAGAGCCTGCCTTATATTCTCGATCAAGTGCCGGCCAATATGCGTCCTAGGATTTATGTCCGTTGTCTTGCTCAGTCCATTGATCCCGACGATTTTGTTCATGTTTGGGGCATGGCAGGGTGGATGTCAACTTATGAAAAGATGGTTAATCACTTTGTTACAGGTGTGCTTGCAACTAACGAAGAAATGGTCGCACACATGCGTATTGCTGGGTGGACTGCTCCTATCTATAACATCAGTGGCCTGGCATTTGGCAAGGAAGAAGTACTAGAGCGTATCGGCGGCGTTGCTAATATCAACCCTTTTGATGCTCGCCCACGACGAGTGGGATTTGCAGCAAGATGGGATCAAGAGAAACAACCAGGTTTCTTTATGGATCTAATAGAAATGTATGGCGAGCTGACCACAGAGCCATGCGAGTTTGCAATCTACAGCGGCGGGCCATTGCGTAGTAATAATCTGGACTATGTGACTCGAGCAAGACAAATGGAAAAAGATGGCAAGTTAAAAATATTTGATAACTTGTCCAAGAATGAATACTATCACCATCTTGCTAACAACACACGAGTGTTGTTTAATTGTGCATTACAGGATTGGGTTAGTAACACAGTGAGTGAGGCAGATACATTAGGATGCAATGTTTTGTATCCTGCATATCGTAGTTTTCCTGAAACATTTGCTAACGATCCCAATCGATTGTATGTGCCGTGGAGCATAGACGATGCATATCATAAAATGCAAATGCTGCTGCAACAACCGCATCATAACATGGGACTTATTAGTGACTGGAACAATCGCACTGTTGATCGAGTGGTTGATATCATGACTGGGCAAGGTGAGCAATGGAATCGTGCAGGTAATCGCTATCGTGATCATGTGGCTCACGAGAAATATCAAGTGATAAAGATTAAAGAATGAGTAACATAGCAGTTACTGGTGCAGCTGGCTACATAGGTGGCCATATTGCATTACGTCTTAAAGATGCCGGACATGTAGTTGTTGGTATTGATCGCCGGCCACTTCCCACGCATCTTGACAACGGGGCAATGAGTTTCCTCCAGGCAGACTTTGATAGTGATATTGCTAAAAAATATTTGCTTCAAGTGCAGCCTGTTGCCATTATACATTGCGCCGGTACAAGTTTGGTTGGTCCAAGTTTGTCAACTCCCATGGAGTACTATAATAACAACGTGGTCAAGTCCATCCATCTGTTGGATTTTATCATGCAAATCATGCCGCAAACTAAAGTTATTTTTAGTTCATCGGCGGCAGTGTATGGCACGCCAAT